CACCAGCAGGTATGACTTTTGAAATTCCAAAAATTACAACAGCACCAACAGTTGCCCAAGCAGACGAAGCAGCAGCATTATCTGAAACAGATACAGCAGCTTCATTCGTTTCTGTTGCAGTTAAAAAATTCGGTGGACAACAAACATTCTCAGTAGAATTGTTAGATCGTTCTTCACCAGTATTTTTTGACGAACTTGTACGCCAAATGGAATTTGCATACGCAAAAGCAACAGATTCATACGTTGCAGGCGAATGTGCTAACAACGGCGCATTAAACGCAACAGCAACAACAGAAGACGCTCCAGGTTTAATCACCTACGTATCTTCTGCAGCTGCAGCTGTTTACAAAGCCTCATTAGGTTTTGCACGTAACCTTGTAGTATCTCCAGAACAATGGGGTAAAATTATGGGTTATGCAGAATCAAACGGACGACCAATTTACACAGCTTCAAACCCACAAAATGCTGGTGGCGCAGTAAGCCCACAATCATTACGTGGAAACGTTGCTGGTTTGGAATTGTATGTTTCACGTTCAATGGCTGGAACTGGTTCAACTGGTTTAGGTGACTATTCAATGGTTGTCTTAAACCCAGATTCATACACTTGGTACGAAAGCCCACGTTTGAGCCTACGCACCAACGTAATCAACACAGGACAAATAGACGTAAACTATTACGGCTATGGCGCACTAGCAACCAAAATTGGTGCTGGCGCAAACTGGTTTAACAAGTCCTGATAAACCACTAAGTTGTGAGGCTAGTCTCGCCCCTGTGGCTAGCCTCACCCTAAACGAGAGGAAATGAAATGCCAGTATTAGTAACAGCAGCTCAGTTAAGAGCTGTACTTGGCGTTCCAAATACTCTTTATGACGACACAGCATTAGACGCAATTATTGACACAGCTGAAGACGCAATAGGTGACTTTCTTATACAATGGAAAGTTGGAATAGATAAACACTATTCAGAAACAGCCACAGAAACAACAATTCACACAACACGACCACACAAATTTTTTGAGGGCGCAACAATAGCTATAACAGGCGTTGAAGCATACATAAATGGCAATAAAACAATATCTGCAATAGTAGATGAATATACTTTTAGAATTACAACAACAGGTGCAACAGTTCATACCGATTATAGGTATTCAATTCCTAATGGTATTGCTTCTGAAAATACTTTAGTCCAATACAACGGCGTAGCAGCTGTAGAAGAAGCTGTGCTACAAATCGCTGTAGACGTATTTCAATCAAGACTAGCTGCAGGTGGCACACAACAAGCCCTTGATTACACCCCAGCCCCATATCGTATGGGCAGAACGCTTTTGTACAAAGTTACAGGTTTAATAAGTAAATATATTGACTCTAATAGTCAAGTAGGTTAACTATGCCTTTAAGTACGTTACGTTCAGACCTTAAAACAGCAATTACCTCAAACACAAATTATTCTGCTTACGATCACGTACCAGACATTGTTATTCCACCAGCAGCTCTAATTTTAGCTAGTGACCCATACCTAGAACCAATAGTTATAGGCAATAGCAAAAACTATTACGTCAGACTAACATTAGAAGTTGTTAGTTCAACGTATTCTAACCCAAGCGCGCTAAAAAACTTGGAAGACGATATAGAAACAATTCTAGGACTTATTCCGTTAAACTTTATAGTATTATCGGTAAGTAGCCCAAGAATCAGAAGCACTAATAGTACCGATCTATTAGCTGCTGAAATACAACTACAAACAGCCTACACAGGCTAGGAAAGGTAAGAAATGGCAACAACGATTTTAAGTGGTCGTCAATTAACTTTGAGTGTTAACGGAAATAGCTACTCAGAGCAGATTACTTCTTCTGCTATCAACTTTGATACAGAAAGATTAACTTTTGACACCCTTGCAGGCAAAGCCTACAAATACATAGACTCAAACGTTACACTTGACATTGAGTTTTTGAACGACGTAGGAGCAACACCAAACAGCTTGTACAAAGTATTATGGGACGGAACTGAAAGTGCCCCAGATACAACAATTGCTTTTATTATGACATTAAGAACTGGTGTAACATTAACTGGTTATGTATTGCCACAATACCCAAGCGTTACAGCTACAGGTGCGGACGTACAAACCTGTTCAGTATCATTACAAGTTGTAGGTATTCCAACCGAAGACCTAACAGCGTAACAACCACAAACAAAGAACAGGGGCACACAAATGCTTAAACTTAAATTATTATGGGAATTAGAAACAGGTGAGAAGTTTGAAGAATGGACAAGACCAATTGAACTTTCACTTGCAGAAAAAGAACTATACTCAGGTAAGTCAATTGTTAAAATACTTATTGACGAAAGCACACCAAGTAACACACTTCTTTTATTCTTGGCTCACAAGATTCAGCAACGTGTTACCAAAAAAGTTGAAAACTTTGAAACTTGGAAAAGTAAAGTCACCGATATTGCAGCTTCTGATTTTGAGACAGCAAATTTTACCAAGCCCGAAGTATCGGGCGAACAGCAGTAGAACTAGCAATAGCAACTGGGATAACACCCGACTATTGGCTCAATGCAGAACCCGATATATGGGCAACGGCTATAGACATATTGAACGAGCGCAATAATGGCTAAAGCAATTCAATTAGTTAAAGTAGACAAAGATTACAATGGTCTTCTTCGTGCTTTTAATAAAATGAACGATATAGCTAAAAAAGATATGCAAGAAATTGCAGGCAAACTAGCTGAACGTGGTGCTAATTATGCTAAAGGCGCAGCTAATAACGCACCATACAATGTTAAACAAGCAAGAGCCGTAGCCGAGTCAATTGTAATCAAAGCTAAAGATAAAGCACCAAGTTTTAGTATTGGTGGTAAACGTCTTGTTGGCTCTAGTGCTTTTAGTGCTGGTTATGTGATAATGGGTAATGAATTCGGATCAAAGCAATACAAACAATTCCCTAGACGTTCTGGTAGAGGTGGCAAAGAAGGTTGGTGGTTGTATCGTGCTATGTCAAGATTTCAACCTACAATTGCTCAGGAATGGCTTAAAGGTTATGAAAGAATTAGAGACGTTTGGAAAGGTAGTTTATAATGGCTGATATTAGGACACTTAAACTTGCGCTTCTTGCTGACACTAAAAACTTTATTGACGGCCTTGATAAAGCCGATAAAGAAACTAAAACTTTTAGCAATAAATTAGATAATGCTTTACAAAAAGGCGCAGCTGCATTTTTAGCAGTTGGCGCAGCTGCTGGTGCTATGGCTATTAAAATTGGTATTGACGCTGTTAAAGCTGCTGTTGAAGATGAGAAAGCCCAAAAGTCTTTAGCAATAACTCTTAGAAACACAACTAAAGCGACAGACGCTCAAGTAAAATCAGTAGAAGATTACATTGACAAAACAGCACGCGCTACAGGTGTTGCAGACGACCAATTACGTCCAAGCCTTGACAGACTTGTTAGATCAACACAAGACGTAACAAAAGCACAAAAACTACAACAATTAGCATTAGACATTTCTGCAGGTACAGGTAAAGATTTAACTACAGTTACAGAAGCATTAGGTAAAGCCTATGACGGCAATCTTGGCGCGCTTAAACGTATTGGTGTACCACTTGACGAAAACATTGTTAAAACTAAAGACTTTGACGCAGCTACAAAAGCATTAAGCGAAACTTTTGCTGGACAAGCTGACGCAGCTGCTCAAACTTTTGCTGGACGTATGGCTCGTATAAAAATTGCTATAGATGAAGCCAAAGAACAACTAGGTCAAGCAGAATTACCTTTACTTGAAAGATTTGCCAAATTTGCTACAGAACAACTTGCACCAGCTTTGCAAGGACTTGTAGACGGATTAACTAGAAGTGGCAGACAAGGTTTAACACGTGCTTTTTATGACGCTGGAACAGGTGCAGTAACTTTTGGTTATGATATGGACAATGTACAAGGTCAAGCATATTTACTTGGCGAACAATTAAGAAAAACAACTGAAATACTTGGCGATATGCTAGACAAGGTTACTGGCGCAGCTGAGGGCGAGGGTTTTAAGAAATTATTAACAGTTATAACAAGTGTTATTGCAGGC